GGTATTCAGTTTCACCACCGACTGAAGGCAGCGCCGATTTGCCGGTGGTGCTTCGAGCCTTAGTATCGCTTCCCACCACTTCACGCTCCGCCCCAGCAGCCTTGTCTATCGCCTTGCTCACGTCCAGCGATTTCGGAAAGCCAGAGCCGTAGAGCCACATAATCTGGTCACGAATCTCGAAGCCAGCGTCCTCGATGGCGACGGTCATTCGGTGGTAGGTGCGAGAGCCGGAGAACGCCAGCAGGTGTCCGCCTGGCTTTAGCACTCGTAGGCACTCACGCCACATCTCGACGCTGTACGCTATTCCTGTTGCGTCCCAGGTCTTGCCCATAAAGCCCCCGCGCGAACGGTTGTCACCCAAGAACGATAAAACCTGCGCAGGGAGGACAAGATGATCGAACGACAGTGCCCAGTTTGCGGGGTCAACTACTTGGCTGACCCCGGTCGTCTCAAACACGGTCGGCAGACCACTTGTTCCCGAAAGTGTTCCTACGAGCTGCGGGCTAAGAAGCTCGAACGACTCGTCACCTTTCATTGCGCCGTCTGCGGTAAAGAGATCGAACGCCCCGCGAGCCACGTCAAAGGCAAGCACGGCGCCCAGTTCTGCTCCCGGGCTTGCCACTACAAAGGCCGTTCCACTGGCCTCTCCAAGAGAGTCGTCGCCGCACCCTATACCGTCACTGAGGCTGGAAGGGTCGGTGCTCGGCGCGGACAGGCCAAAGGCGTCGCGAAGCGCATAGCCGCCAATAACTACGGGCACTCCGAGGAGACCAGGCGCAAGTTGTCGAACGCAACCGCACGAGCCTTGGCAGAAGGGCGAGTGTCCCGTGTCTCGAAGTTGGAGGACAAAGTTGCCGCTGTTCTTGACGGTCTTGGTATCGTTTACGAGCGACAAGTCGGGGTCCGTGGTGATGGCGGCCGCTACATTGGCGTTATTGATTTCGTGCTCGAAGACGGGGTTGCTCTCGAAGTAAACGGAACCTACTGGCACGCCGACCCTCGGGTCTATTCCGAACACAACGCGACGCAGGCCCACAACGTCAAGAAGTTCGCGATCAAACTTGCTGAACTTCGGCGCCTTGGCTACCGCGTTGGTGAGTTGTGGGAGTTGGACTTCAAGAAAGACCCCGCGAAGGCAGTGATCGAAGCCCACAGGCGGGCGTCCTGACGTTAGTTCGTACGGGGGGTCGGTCACGATGCTGTCAATGGAGCAGTCGGGGATCTTTTTGAGCTCGGTGAGGCAGTCGCCCTTGTAAAGGTTTTTAATCTTGGACATGCACGGATACCGTCCGCGCTTGTCTCAATGGTGCAATGGGCTAACCGTGATCCGCACCAATCCGTCGCCACCAACTACGAGCACCGGCTGACGTATTTCGACAAACTCGGCAGTGTCATCTGGCCAACATCCGGCGTCCACCATCCCGTCGATCACGGCTTTGACGACCGTGCCGACGTAGTTCATGGGGTCCCGGCGCCCGTTTCTGGCAAACGGCAGCGAGATCGTCACCAGCGAAGGCGGCAGCTTACCTAACCCCGCCGCAACGCACTCGACGTGGCTACATTGCCGCCACGCTTTGACCAGCTTGGCTCTCTGTGCCCAGTGAAGGTTTCTGTCCCGGTTGGTAGACCACACGTCGGCTGGTGGGGCGAAGGTGATCTCCATGCCAGTGACCCTTGCTGGCGTGTTCAAGATTTCTATTTCTATTTCTGTTTCTGGGAGCGTGACACGAGCGTGACAGGGTCAAGCTGTCACGCGTGACAAAGGCGTGACACAAAAAGACCCCCAGCAAAGTGCTGGGGGTCTTTTCATCCAACGTTGTGGTACATGGTCAGGTCGCGTGTTTCTGGCACCTGACAGATGAAGTTGCCGTACTCCAAGTTGTTCATCGAAGACACGGCAATACGAATCCTGCCGTGTTCCGGATGTTGATCGGTGAAGGACCGGCTTAGTTGGTAAACCAGGTTCATACCGGCTTCACCGATTGCAGTTAGCTCGTGGTCGGTCTCGTGGTGGCGATCATCATCGCCGCTTGACCGGCAAAACTCTGGGGCCACGATCCTGATAAACAACACAGGCCAACGGCCCGGGTTGTGCGACGGCTGCACGAGTAGATCAAACGCCTCTACTTGAAAGACCCCCAACTCTTTGTAGCGGGTTAGTTCCTCCAAGAAAAACGAGCCGATTACCTCGATTTGCTTCTCGTCTTGCGGGGTGGTCTTACCCGTTCCTTTTCTTAACATCAGTCTCCTTTGTCGGGTGGGCGAAATACCCACGACTCGGACCGTGCGCGCAAGTTGGTGGATTGCCACAAAAGTTTCCCTTGCATTCTTGCAAACGCACCGGACGATCTTTGGTATCCCGCCACGGTGGTGAGTCTTTACTTAGGAGGACCGATGTCCGATACACCAATCAATCCAGTGCTTGCTCGCCTTATCGAAGAGCGCGATGCGACGCACTATTCCGAGTTCAAGATTCTTTGGGCAGCTGCCGCAGAGAGGGTTGCTCTTGTCGAAGCCGCCCTTGCCGCGCAAGCTGAGATTGACGACGTTGGTCGTGCTGCGAATGGCACCCTTACCGTGGCGCGTGCGGCGCAGAACAGTATCAGCCGCTTGACACTCACAGCCGCCAAGCGCTTCGGCATCATTGACAGCGAGGTGCAGTCATGACCGATGACTTCACCCCAGAAGAGCAGGCCGAGTTCGAGGCGTGGTTCCTCGACCTCGCGGCGCGCAGTGCTCGAGTTCAGTCCGCCCCCGGCAGGTTGCGCTACCTTGCGGCCACCATGCCCAGCAGCGACGAGCTGCGTGTGTTGATGTCGCTGTGACAGGGTCCGCCATAGTTTCCGACAAAGGCGAAAAGTTGCCCGTCGCCGAAGTGTGCGAAAACCTTTGCCAAGAACTGGAAGTGCTCTGGGACGTCCAATACCCTGACCATCTTCCGGTGGTTGCTTCGCTTTACCTTGATCGTGGCAAAGGCGCACTCTGGCAACTTCTCTCGCTTCTCAACCCCGAATGCTTAGAGCAAACGGACTGACACCCTGATGGCATGGATCCGACCTACATCAAGTGCCTGCTCGCCGTGGCCGTCTTTTCTTGGTTCATCGGCGACATGTGGGGCGAATACGAGCAGGACAAACGCGACCGTGAAGAAGACGGCTGGTGATCCCACACAACGTCACGACCGTGCTGGCCGCCTGGTTGCTTGGGTATTGCTACGGGGCTTACAAGTCCTGGCGCCGTCGTAGGCGGTCACGTCGAGTTCGACGGGTGGTCTACGAGGTCGGCGTGGCCGTTGCTCGGCACGACGAGAACGGCATGACCCGCAAGGCTTGGGTGCGACAGATCTACTCACGCCGTGGGCTCAAACAGCCACCTTCGTGACCTGTGTGCATTTCTGTGACACCCCGTGACAAGTAAAGGGGCACACGAAACGACCGGGTGCGAGAAGGAGAAACATGAACATTCCCGAACCCTTGGTATTTTGCGAAAACGGCTGTGAAGCCGGGCTGGTGTTCGACTAAGCGTCTGCGTTGCCGTTGGCGTCTACGGGTACCACAACGCAACGGCAGTTGTAAGTCTCTTCAGGTGAGCCACTTGGGTCGCCGGGGAACATGAGCAAATCCGCGCCAACCTCGAACGGCTGCTCCATCGGGATTGGGTCGCCCGAATACTTAGCGTCGGCCTCGACGTGGGTGTCTCGCACCTTCTCGTCGCCCATCGACTGCCACGACTTCATCTGGGCGCCCTGGCTTGAGTAGGTAGCCAGTGCCAGGTCGTTGGTCATGCTGTGGGCCGTGTTGGTAGCCACCTGGATCGCACGGTCACCGAGCACGTCACTCGTGACGACTTGGCCGTCGGTGTTGATGGTCACACCAAGCATCTCGGCAACCTTTCCGAGCGTGTCCATGACTGAGGTCGGTTCGAGCTTGGCGGTGTCGAGGATGCCTTGCAAGTCACGACCAATCGCGTCATTCCAGGGCAACCCACCCTTCGGGCCGGTGGTGAGCAACACGTCGAGGCGGCGCTGGATCACTTCTTGCTGGGCGGGCAACATCGTCAGTGATGGCTTGCGGTAGTGAACCGCGAGCACGCCGAGCGCGAGGGCCGCGAGGTCCTTGAGCTTGTCGTGAGTGTCTTGCTGTAGCTCTTGGTTGAACGATCCAATGGCAAACACGTCGGCGGCGTTGAGGTGCGGCGTGTTGGTCTTGCGGGCGGCGTCGGTGTCTTTGGCGTTGGCCTGCGTCTTGATCGCACCCGCTACGCGGCGGTAAACGCGCTCGTGGTAGCGCTGGGCGAAGGCACCGAAGTGGTCGATGCCATCGTCAATGGCGCCGTCAAGACCAACGGCGAGATCGTGCGGCCCTTGCGCCGCACGAACTAAAGGGAGCGGATCGGCCTCCCGAGCTGCAAGATCGCCGACGCTGTGGCCGACTGTGGTGCCGGGCTCTGCAGGTGGCGGCGTGATGATGGTGGGCGACTTGGTGTCAGACACATACGTCGAGCCCTTCTCGCCACCGATTGGGGGAAGGCCAACGGTTTCGCGAGCTTCGTCAAGCGTGACCAACCCGGCGTCCCACAGCTGTACGGCCTGGTTGAGCTTGTAGCTCGTGTCTTCGGCCAGCTCGGGCACATCGTTGGGCTCGAAGTAGAGCTCGTAGCCCATCTGCCGGGTGGCAGCCGAAAGCGCCGAGGCAATCAGCGTCAAGCGGGCCAGGATCATGTTCTTGAAGTAGGCGGCCAGTTCGACGCGCTGGTTCTCGTAGGTGCGGGCGCCACCAATGCCGAGACGTGAAGGCGGCATGTACCAAGTCGAGAGTGCGTCTTGGCGAGCGACGTTGGCGAGGTCAGCCCAGCCCTGTCCCGGTGCCGTGGTTGAAAGCGGCTCGTACTTCGTGTCGGTGCCGAACACCAAGAGCTTGCCCTTGTTGGTCGGGTCGGTCAGTCGGCTATTGAGCTGGCGTTCGTAAAGGCCCAACTCGTCATCTGGCACGTCCTCGTCGAGCACATTGACGATCCCACCCGGCACGCCACTGTTTGCCATGAGGCTGCGGATCGCGAGGTTCGAGTAGTGAACGGTTGAGATCGGAATGGCGGCGTTGGCCACGAACGGCTGCGCCTTGTAGGGGTCGCCAGGAAAGCCGTAGTGGATGCGGTGAAGTCGGCCCTGGGCGGTGCCACTAATCGCGTAGCCCTGCTCGTTGTAGCGACCGATCTCGATGCCCTGCATGTTGCGCTCGATGTAGCCCGCGATAATCGCACGGGAACCGTCTTTGTTGAGCTGGCCAGGTGCGGCCTTTACGACACTGATCTTGCGGTCGTAAAGCGGCGAAAGCGTGACGCCACCACCAGGGGCGGGCATCTCTTGCAAGAACACCTCACCCGTGAAGTCGAGGGCAAGACTGACGAACGAACGAAGCGCGACGGCGTGTAGCGACTGGTTGGCGGCGACGTTAAAGGCGTGGCAGTAGGGGTCGGTGTCGGTGATGTCCTTGCCAGTGCCGAGCTGACGGGCCTTCATCTCGAAGTTGTTTACATTGGCAACGTCGGCAGCTACGGCATTGACGATGGCGGCGAGCAGCGTCTCTTGGCCGTGGCCTTGATCGCCATTGATGACCTGGCCAAAGCCGAGGTCTTGGAACACCCCACCACCAGTGCCGATTGAGGCCCAGCCAAGATCACGTGTCTCTGTTGCGGGTGCGTCAGTGGTGGTTGTCTCACGCTGGCGCTTGCGCCCGAAGAAAGTAGCCACGTCGTCTGCTCCTGTCCGCGGTTAGTAGGTCTAAGGAAATCCGCGTGCTGTGGTTGTCACACTTGCTGCGAGGAGCCCGGTCCAATGGTGAGGGTGCTGGGCATGCCCTGGATGAGCCCGGCTTCGTAGTCCATTTGGCTTTCGAGGTCGGCCCGTCCAGCAAAGCGAGCGCGCTTCTTGGGCTTGGTGCTCGCCATGAAAAGGGCGTAGCGCAACGCGTCGGCTGCGTCGTCATTCTTCTTGACCGGCTTTTCTACCGGGTCGCCTTTTGCATCGACCGCCCAGCGGTAGCCGTTGAGCTCTTGCCAAAGCTTCGGACACGCGTCGAGGTCCACGACGAGACTGCCCGAACTGATCACGCCTTGCACCGTGCGGATGCCTTCCATGACCGAGGTCGGGCCTTTGGTGGTGTCCTTGACTGGCAACCCGCGGCGACGCTGCTGGTTGGTGGTCTGTGGAAAGTTCACGTCAGACCAGACGACGTGAGGCCGCCACAGGGCCAACGTCGGCGCGATCATGTCGTACCAGTCCTGCTCGGTTGCGGCTGGTTTTACGACTTCGGCCACTGCGCACCAAGTCGTTCCGACGCGGGCGAGGATGATCAACGCGCTGGGGTGCTCGGTGCCGAGGTCTTGCCCGGCGATCACTTCTTCGGCGGTGTCTGGCGTCGGCCACACCAACGGTTCGTCAAGGCTTTCGTCACAGCGCCAACCTCGTGAGTTCTTGACTTGCGAGAGGCCCTTGTAAATCTGACCGCGAGCGTTGAGCACCATGCCCAGCACTTCTTGCTCGTAGAGGTCGGTGCCTTCGTACATTGATACGAGCGACGACTTCCAGCTCTCGTCGGTGTGGGCATTGGCAAACGATGACGGCGGTGGGTCAGGTGGCAGCGTCGGATCGTTCGAGCCGACATAGACCACGCCGGGCATTGGGGCCTTCTTCAGCCACTGGCGGCTCCACCAGTTCTCGCCGTCGGGGGTGGTGGCCATAAGGATGCGCGAGGGCGTGCCGTCGGGGAGTTTGAGACGCGTGATTAGTCGTAGCTGGTTTAGGGCTTCTTCGGGCCAGAAAGCCACCTCGTCGCCGACGCTGCCGTGGGCGTTAGTTCCTCGAAGCGAGGCCGGGCGGTCGGCACTACCGAGACGGATCACCGAGCCATTGGCAAAACGCAGCTCGGCGCGACCAGGTGAGCGCGAGAACGCCTTGTCCCACGAACCCCCATCAAGCAAAGCTTCGAGGTTGTCGCCCCCGTTGCCACCCATGATCTGCCAGCGCAACCCACCCTCACCCTCGGCGAGCACTCGGATACATTCGGCCCAGGTGCGCCCAACGGCCATCCAAGTCGTGTCGGGGTAGGTCAGTGCTTGGGTGATGAGCCAGCGAGCTTCGTTCCAGGTCTTGCCAGCGCCACGACCCGCGAGCAGAACGCAGGTGTGCCAGGTGCCGCTCGGGATGACCTGGTGCGGTTGCACCTTGATCCGGTATTCGATCTCCACGGTCACGCGTCCTTCGGCGTGATCTCTTCCACAATGCGCAACACGGTGACGGGAACGTCGCCGCTGTGCTCGACTTTCGTCGGCATGTCGGCGCCGGTGAGCTTGGCGATCTCTTTAAGGCTGGCGAGCTCTTGGGCGAGGTAGCGCACGGCTGCGCCATCGTCGGCGTTTTGCCGGGCTGCAAGGTAGCCACGTCGAGCGTCCAGAGCGGCTTGCTGGTGTCGGTAGATCAAGTCTTGGCGAGTTTCCTCGACGGTGCCTTCCATTCGCTCTTGCAGGTCGAAGGTTCGATACGCAGTCCAACGCTGCTGGACGACTTTGGGGGTACAACCGACCTGGGCGGCAACGGCACGACGAGACATGCCAAGCAGCGAGAGCTCAATGATTTGCTGTTCTTGCTCGGGGGTTAGGCGCTTGGCCATTTGGGGTTCTCCGTGGTATCTGGTACCCCGGACACTTGCTGGCTACTCGTCTTCGGATTTGTCGATCGGGTTAAGCGTGCCGTCGGAGATGAACTCGGCGCCACAGAGCATGCACATGCCACCGGGGTAGATGCCATCCACGGTCGTCGCGGTTGATACGCCGTAGAGGACGTAAAGCAAGTCGCCACCGCACTCACATGGTTCGTCGAGGACTGCGAGGCTCCAACCGATGAGGGTGGCGTAGGGCTCGGTGGATTCACTCATAAGCCCGACCCTTGCTGAACAAAGCAAAAGGCGCGGCCCCCGAAGAGACCGCGCCTTGCTTGTTTCATTTGTTAGTTGCTTGGTAGCATGACCGCAAGGGTGCCGGTGCCCGACGCTGTGCAGGCGTAGACCGGGCCCTGACCAAACCAGGCGTCGCCCGGGTTGAGCACGAGACCCAGCGCCGAGGTGCAAGTTTCGGCGGTGGAGTTGATGTAAACGATGTCGGTGCCGGTGTTCTGAAGATCGCTGTTTCCGATCTCCTTTGGCACAACGAGGGTGGGGGTCGTGGTGATGTTCATGATTCTCCTTAGAAGCTCAATCCCCACTTGGTGCGCAAGTAGAGCTGGACGTTGGCAACCTCAACCGACGAAAGCGAGCGGTTGAAGAGCAGGTATTCGCAGATCTGGCCGTCAAAGTGCAAAGCCTGCGTCTGTGGGGTCTGGATCATGGCCAGTCCGAGCGACCACGGACCCTGCGGCGTGTTGTAGCCCGTGTTGCCAGTCACCAAAGCGCCACCATTGACCTGGCCGGTCGAGGGGCTGCCGTTGATGAGAGTGACCAGGTTGGGGCCAGCGACTACTCCCGTCACTTCAAGGGCGGAGCCACCAAAGAAGATTACCTTGCTGGTAGTGAGCTGGAAGTTGCCGTGGTCGTTGGCAGCTTCCATAACGACGTTGTGGTTGTCGACCGAAGGTGGGACGACAACCGAGATCATGGTCCAGTTGGGGCTCGTTGCAACATTGGCGATCTGGAAGCCGGTCTGCACGCCGCCGACACCGAACTGAAGGGCGGGAAGGCCGTTTACCGCGTTCGGAACAAGAACTGGTGAACCAACGCCGAGGAACTGCGTTGCGTTGTTGCCCGTGCCCGACCGGTCGCCCCACTGCATGACTGATGAACCCGACATAGTCAGCGAGGTGGCGTCCGAGGCGTCAAACCAGGCGAGCATGTTGGGAATAGCGGCGGGAGAAAACGGCGGGATCAAGATGCCGGTGACCGCCTGCGTGTTGTCGTCAAGGTTCTCGCAAAGCACCTGGGCGCCGACTTGGGGAAGCGAAGGCGCATACACCGGCAACGCGACACCAGTGCCGCCGCGGATGTAGTTCACGGTCGCAGTGATACCCACTGGGTCCACAGAAATGACGGTGCCAACGCGAGCCTGGCTGGATGGTGTCGAGGAAGTCGTGCCGCCTGATGTGCGCTTGGGGATAAGCATAAAGAGAACTCCGAGGGTCGCGGGTGGTGGTGACGGTTGCTGCTCAGCAGGGGTTGATCGTGACGGCGCTACCAGGGGAAGTGTCCGCTTGGTAGCAGTAGTCGGGCGTTTGCCAAGTGACCGTTGAGCCGGTGATTGTGGTCGCTTGGTTTTGCAAGCTCTCACCCGCCGCCTGGTTCAAAGCGTCGCTCCAAGTGAGCCCGGTGTCGTAGTAGGCGTTGGCCGCTTCGACGATGGCATTGATCGACGCGGTGGCCGAAGTCTGCGCGGATTGATCCACGAGCGGCTGCAGCTGATTGATCGACGCGGCGGTCAAACCACCCACCAGGCCGAGCGAAAGCAGGAGTGAAAAAAGGCGAGTGAGCATAGGGATCACCGTCGGCGCAAAAGTTTTTGCAAAAGGTCTTGACAAACGCAAGGCACCTGGGACTGTCCTATACGCACCGCAAAAGCGATGACAACGAAGTACCCCAGGCAAAAGCCCTGGGGTCGCGCAGGACGGCGCAGCGGTGGTGTGAGTTTTTTCTCCTCCTATCCACCATCCCCGCGCCGTTCTGCGGGACCTCAGGCCCCAAGCAACCAACCCCGAACTTCGGGGCGTGGCCCCGGAGCGAAAGCAAAGGAGCCACCATGGCAACTGTCCTATCCACCGACTTCGCGTCTCTTCTCATGGCATTCGCCAAGAACGACCCGAACTTCAACCCCTTCGAGGTTCTCGAGGGAATGTCTACCGAGCAGCTGCAAAAGTTCATCGAGACTTCAGTGCGCAACTTCAAGCACCAGCCGATGAGCTCGACCAAGCGGTTCGAGATGAGCCACGTGATCTACCTCGCGTTTTGCGCGATGCAAGTTCGTGACGAGAAGCTCTTCATGGACTTGGTTAGCCAGACCCTCGGTTGGGTTGCTTGGGAAAGCATCCTGGAAAACTTCGAGGAAGTCTTCGAAGACACGCGTGGGGATTTCTTCACGGACTTCGACGACGAGAACTGGTCAAACTTGGATTTCGACGACTTCTAAGAACAACCCCCTACCGGCATTGGCTGGTAGGGGGTTGCTTTTTTAGTCGAGTAGTTCGCGGGCGATGGCGGCCCCAGTGAGCGTCTGATCTCGCACGGCCATTGATTTGGCCTCTTCCCACTGGGCGTCGTTGGGGACCTGTCCATTGGTCTCGAGCTTCCAGTAGCTCATAAAACTTTCCGCCGCGGCAGACACCATCCACGAGTGAAACGGGCACGATTGTTCGTGGATCAAGCACACCAGCGGAATGAAGAGCCACTTGCCGCAGTTTGCGCAGTGCAAGCAGTCGGGGAGCTCGCCGGTGATCTCCACCACTTGGAACTCCAAGATGGCGGTCATGTCCCTAAATCCTCCAAGTAGCAGGATTGAGGCACAGTCTGGGTTGCATACGGGTATCCATGAGCCATCTGTATCGACGTAGACCAATACTTTGCGCTCTTTACCCATTGTGTTGAGCCTTGATTTCATGCGTCGCTTGCCACCTGTGTGGATTGCCGTTTGCCCTTATCACACATGGGATTTTGTCCGTCGTAGCTTTCCATGCACACGCCCCGCCCTATTTCCAAGTGTCCGCCCCTCGTCGCAATCAGAACTCTGGGTCGATCACGGCTACGGCATCGGTCCAGTCGCCGTATTCGGACAGGTCGGGCGCCTCTTCCCAGTCCTCGCTAACGAAGCTGTTGTGGCCGAGCATGGCCAAGAGCTCGTCGTAGCGCGGCGGCGGGTTCAGGATCGAAAGGTCTTGTTGAGTGGCGATGTCGAGCACGTCGAGGGCGGTGACGATCAAGCCCACGCTGAGAGCGTCGGGCACGGTGTTCCAGTCCCAGATCGTGACGGCGGGCACGGTGACGGTGATCCGGTCGCGGTGCTCTTGGTAGCCCAACGAGTCGTCCACCATGATGCAGGGCCCCGGCTTGGTCGGGAACAGCGGCGGGTTGCAGTTGCTCCATACGACCGTCAGCTGTGCGGTCTCTTCGGGGGTGAGTTCGGTAGTCATTGGGTCTCCTTAGATCGGGGGACCGGGTGCTTGTTGCAAACCCAGAGGATCAAGCACCCGATCCCGTATCTCTAACCGTGCGGGGCAAAAGTGATTGTGCAACCCTTCTTTTTGGGAGCACTCGGCGTCACGCTTTTGTCACGCGTGACAGGTTCAGTGCGTCACGCTGATGTCACAGCACCAGAAACAGAAATAGAAAAGAAACTTTCGCTGCGCGCTGGGCCTTGTTTTGTCACCCCGTGACAGAGAGTGCAATACGCAAATCACACCGGACGGTAGTCATGCGAGAACGGCCCCAAGCTCACCCGAATGGGTGAACTTGAAAGTTTTACTTGACACACCGTGACAGGTCCGGACCGTCCTCACCACGAAGGTTAAACCGACCAAGTAGGTCGGGCCTTCCACCAGGGTTGAGGAGACCCGCAGAATGACCAACATCACCCCCTACACCGAGAGCCAGTCACTGGTCCCACCAGCAGCAGAAATCCGTGAGCTCTTCAAGCTCAGCGAGACGTTGTGCTCGACCAACTTTGTGCCGGACTCGTTCCGTGGCAAGCCCGCCGAGACCCTGGCCGCGATCCTTTACGGTCGCGAGCTCGGCATCGGCCCAATGCAGGCACTCCAGCAGATCAACGTCATCAAGGGCAAGCCGTCGGCCAGCCCCGAGCTGATGCGTGCTCTGGTGCGTCGCGCTGGTCACAGCATTGCCACCATCGAGAGCACGCCAGAGACCTGCGTTCTCGAAGGCAAGCGTGCCGACGACGGCACCATCGAGCGTTCGACGTTCACGATCGCCGACGCCCGCACCGCGGGCCTCGCTGGTGGTGGTGCTTGGAAGACCTACCCAAAGGCGATGCTTTTGGCGCGTGCCACTTCGCAGCTGTGCCGTTCGTTGTTCGCTGACGTGATCTCTGGCATCAGCTACACGCCCGAGGAGCTCGCCAGCATTGACGCCCCGACCATTCGCCCACTCGACGTGGCTCCCGTGCAGCTTGACCCTGACCTGGTGCCTGCCGCCATTGCCAAGCGCCAGTTGCTTGACGCGTGCGGTGGTGACGTAGACCGCGCTAAGGCGATCTGGAACGGTCGAGGCATGGAGCCGCTGACCGACGCCGACGTTGATGCTCTCATCGAGCAGGCCACCAACAAGACGCCCGACGACCTCTTTGGCGAAGTCGAAGAAGCCGAGATCGTGGAGGCCAATTAATGAAGCGCCTTAGCCCCACCGCCGTCCGTCTCGTCGAAGTTCTCGAAGAGTGCCCGCCCACCGTTGATAACGGAACGCTCGCCACTCTCACGGCCCGTCGTACTCGTTCAGTGCAGCGAGCACTGAACGAGCTACGCGCCGCGGGACTTGTGCAGATTGACCACTACCGCCCACAGGCCGCGTGCGACACCGCCCGAATGATCCGACTCACCCGGAAGGACGCCTAATGCAGAACTGGTTCAAAGTGTCCAACAACTTCATGGACGACCCGAAGATGCTCGAGATCGGAGCCGTCGGCATTTGCCTTTTCTTGGCTGGCATCGGCTATAGCTCGCGCAACCTGACTGACGGACGTATCCCGAAGCTCATGGCCAAGCGCCTCATCGTCGAGGACGTGTCCGAGGTGATCCCCCAGATGCTCGAACTCGGGCTCTGGGTGGAAGATGGCAAGGACTACATCGTTCCTGCCTACCTCGAATGGCAGACAAGCTCCGAAGAAGTCGCGGCCAAGCGCCAGGGTGCGACCCAGCGCAAGCGCCACCAGCGTCAGCGTGAAGTCATCGAGGCCGCACCTGCCGAGGATGTTCTCGACGCCGCCGCAGTTCGCCGCCGCGTTGCGGATGTCTGCGACAAGGCAGTTTTTGACGGCGACGCCGAAGCGACGATGGACAATTACCGCTACGTCTACGAAGTCCTCGTGCCCCAGGCCGCAGTGAAGTACGCCGACGTTAAAGGCATCGGGGAAGCATCGCTGCTCAACAGCGTTCTTCTGCACGCCGCCGCCACGTTCTTTGGCTCCGACATTGACCCCACGTCAATCCGTCGTCTTTCAGCGTTGCGCCGTGACCACGGCTTCCGCACCATCCAATACCTGCCCGTCGCCGCTGCTGGTGCGAAGGGTGACCCCATCAACTACCTCACCAGCATCTTGAAGAAGGAGAAGGCCAATGCCTGAAAACCGCCCACAATCAGTTGTGCGCAACGAAATCCCAGGCTTTAAGGACCTGCGCGCTGCACGCCTATCTGAAATAACTGAACCGATGATGGCTCGACTGGAACTCGCCGCCGAGTTCCCCGACGCCAACATCGAGCCAACCGGTATCCAAGAACTCGACGACGTAGTGCGCTTCCAGCCCGGTCGCCTTTGCGTGATCGGTGGCCGTGAAGGTGCCGGTAAGTCGGCGCTGGCTTTGCAGATGGCGCGCTACATGTCGAGCCGTGGCAAGTCGGTGCTTTACCTCTTGACTGAGATGACCATCGAGGAAGTGGCCGAGCGCATCGTTGCGAACACGTCCCACATTCCGCTCTGGCAGATCCAAAAGAGCCCGACCGTTGAGCAGCGAGCCAAAGTGCGAGACGTGCTCGAGTGGTTCGGTTCCAACACCGACCTGACCATCGTCGAAGTCCAGGGGCAACCGATCGACAAGATCGTTCACCGTGTCCAGGTCTGGGCGTCGCACCAGTCCAATGGCGTCGGGGCTGTCTTCATTGACAACCTTTGGGGCCTTACCGGTGCGAGTCGTGTCAGTGGCACCGCCTCCGAGGTCAGTCTCGGGATGGGTGAAGTCACCCGCCAGGTCGCCAGCCTCTCGTTGCCAAAGGCGAGCGGTGGCGTTGATTGTCCGGTGTTCTTGCTTCACCACCTCAACCGCGAAGCTGCTAACGGACGCACGCCGACAACCGCCGCACTCGGTGGATCGGACCAGATTGGATACTGGGCCAGTCAGGTGATCCTTGTCACCGAGCAAGCTGCACTCGGCACTACCGGCGACGTGTTCGACAAGTCAGGGACGCACGCCTTGCACCTGACCAAGAACCGCGGTGGCCGCGCTGGTGTGACCATTCCTCTGACCTTCGTTGGCGAGCAGATGCGTTTCGAGGGTGTCGGCCCCGCCGTGCCCTTCGCAAAGCCCGCTGTTGCGAACATCGAGGCCGAGCGCCAGTACCGGACCCGTCTGGCTGAACTTCCGGCCATCTGATGTAGTCACGTCGTTTGCGCTGATTGCACTCTGGCAGTCAGCGCGGACGGTAGTGGCGATGGAATCCGACGCCCCATTGTGGGAGGCCCTTGCCGAGGCCCGACACGCCAACAATGACGCCCTCGTAGCGTCTTTTCGTGCTCAGATCGTCGAGCACCACCTCGGCTTTTTTATCAACTACGCCCGCGCCAATGCGTTCGCTTCGTGGAGCGAAGACCAGGTCACCGAATACCTGCACGAGATCGTCTTGGTCGCACTCGCCAAAGTGGACGCCTACGACCCCACCCGCGGCGCCAAGTTCGTGACACACGTCAAGCCATACCTTCAGCC